GGACCACAACAATGCCAACTGCATCGGCCAGCGTGGCATCGACGGCATAGAGCAGCACGGCGCTGGCGGTCTGGGCCCCATCGGTGCCGCCGCTGGTGGCCAGCTTGTATTTACCGCTGGCCGTGATCTTCCCCAGCACCGAGCCGACCGGGTAGGGCATGCCTTGCAGCAGGGTGATCACCTCGCGGGTATAGTTCGGGTTGACCTCATATTTGAGGACATCGCCCATGCTGGGCTGTTCCGTCAGGACGGGCATTGGTCAGTCTCCATGTTGGTAGGGGTGGGCTGGTCGGTGGCGCTGGTTCAGCGCTTCGCGTCGGTCGCGGCCTTTCTGGCGGCAGCGATGATCGGGCTGTCTTTTGCGGCGGCTGCGGCCGGGGCGGTGGCGATGATGCCTGCCGCATCGCTGCGGGCCGCAAGATCAGCAAGAACCCGGGCGCGCAGGGCTTCAGGTTTGAGGCCCTTGGTGACGGCATCGGCGGCGTCGATGGTCACACCAAGGCGCGCTGCCTGCGCGCAGACCTGCGCCACCTCGGCCGCTTCGGCGCGGATGGCGTCGGCGGTCATTGTGGTGGGCGCAGCATCACCCACCGCTGCCGGAATCTCTGGAGCAGCAGCGACGGTTGCTGTCGCGGCGGGAGCGGCGGAAATAGGAGCCGGGTTCGGCGTGTCAGTGGGCGTGGTGGTCATCTGTGGACCCTTTCTGCTGGAGGAAGTGGTGCCGCGCGGGGCGGCGGCGAAGGCGTGGAAGGCGGTGACGGGATCGGCGAGATCATCGGCCAGACCCACCGCGATGGCATCTGCCCCGCGGAAGACCGCAGCTTCAGTGGCCAGTGCCGATGCGTGGGTCAGCCGATCCCCGCGACCGGCAGCGACGGTTTCGGCGAAGAGGAAGCGCACGACCTCCAGCTCGCGCTGCATCTGGTCGTGCACAGCCTCGGGCAGCGGCTGGTAGGGGTTGGCGTCGACCTTGTGCGCGCCCGCGTGAATCAGCGTGACGGCGATGCCCTTCTGATCGAGCGCCCCGCTCATGTCGGTGTGCAGGGCCACGACGCCGATGCTGCCGACCGCCCCGGTGCGGGGCAGGATGATCCGGTCGGCCTGGGAGGCCAGAACATAGCCAGCCGACAGTGCGTGTTCCGCGACGAAAGCGTGGACAGGCTTCTGCGCCCGGGCGGCGCGGATGCGATCCGCCAGATCGAAGGCCCCTGCGACCTCGCCGCCGAAGCTGTCGATGTCGAGCGCGATGCCCCGCACGCCGGGATCCGCGAGCGCGGCGTCGATCTGCGCGGCGATCCCCTCATAGGATGTCAGGCCAGACGACTGTCCGATCCACGCGCCGCGATGCACAAGTGTGCCCGCGATTTCGATGACCGCGATGCCGTCAATCATGGCGAAGGGCTGGGTGCCATTGCGCCGATGACGCTGGGCGAGATCGTTCCCGAACAGCGAGGCACGGGCGGGTAGGCTGGCTGCTGTCTGATCAGCGGCGTCCACCTCCAGCCCCTGGAAGGTGATCTCCTGCCCGGTGATGCGCGGACCCAACCCGGACAGAAACGCCAGCGCCTTGGCGGGATCGACCATCAACGGCGTGTTGAAGGCGCGTTGCGCGATCTGAGCGTGATGCATCATGCGCCCTCCGATGCGTCGGGTTTTTCATAGTCATCTTCCGGCGCGTCGGCGTCGGCCTCATCATCCTTGGCGCTGTCCTGCTCCGCGTCTTTCGCCCCACCTTCGCCCGGTCCCTGCGCCGGGGATCCGGGACGGCGGAAGTCGAGGCCAAGTTCCGCTTCGCGTTTGCGTTCGGCGGCGATCTCGCGGTCGACCTGTTCGGCGTCATAGCCGCGCTCCGCCAGCGCCTGCGTTCGGGATTTCAGGCCCGCTTCGATCTGCAGGATTTCCGCCGAGGCGTCCTTCATCGGGTCAATCCAGTCCCATTTCGTGGGCAGCCAGGCGCAGGCCTGATATTGCCGCCGCTGGCTGTCATAGCCCGGCAGGTCCAGCGCGCCCGACAGCACGGCAGTGTCCATCCAGCGGACCCAGACGGCGCGGCAGAGCTGATAGACCAGCACGCCATGCTGCCAGGCCGAGATGCGGCGGCGGAATTCGATGAGGCTGATCCGCGTGTTCGAGAAGTTGCCCTTGGCGGTGTCGCCGGTCAGATAACCGTAAGGAATGCCCAGCGCGGCACCGATCTGCAGCAGGGTGCGGTACTGGAACGGCTCATAGGTGCCACCCGAGTCTGGTGTGGCGGGCGTCGAGACATCCTCGCCTGGATCCAGCCGCACCACCTGTCCCGGTTCGACCTCCAGATCCTCTTCGGTCGGTTCGAGGGGCGTTTCCGGGGCGGGCGAGGTGATGAACATCGCGAACATCGCCGCGATCTTCTTCCGCTCCAGTTCGGCATCATCATAGAGGTCCAGCGTGAACAGTTTCACGATGGCAGCGGCAAAGCGCGACACGCCGCGCAGCTGGCCCGCCTCGACCGGGTCCAGCACATGGATCACATCCGTAGCAGGCACGCGGACGGTTTCCCCTGCGAGGCCGGGGTCGGTCAGATCACCGGGATGGCGGCGCAGGAAGTGATAGGCCACGCGGCGGCCAATGCCGTCGAACTCGATCCCCTGCCGGATCAGCCCGGCACCGGGCAAGGTTCGGTTCATGTCGAGGGGCAGCATTTCGGCTGGCAGCATCTGCAATTGCAGCGGCACGGTCAGGCCGTCTTCCGCGCGGCGCGGACGGATGCGGAGGAACACCTCGCCCGACAGGAACACCTCGCGCGCCGCGCGACGCTGCAGCCCGTAGAAATCCGTCAGCCCCTCGGCATCGGCATCGTCGGTCCAGGCCAGCCACAGTGCTTGCAGTTCTTCTTTCCTAGCGGCATCCGCGATGGAACTGGACGGCTTGATGCCATCGCCCACCACATTGCTGGCGAAGCTCTCCACCGCATTCGCCGCATAGCCATTGTTCCGGACCAGCCAGCGGGCGCGGGCGGTGATCGTGTCGCCCGAGGCCGCGATCAGCGTGTTCACATGCGCGCGGCTGGCGCGAAACCCGCGCAGCCGTCGGTGGGCTTGGGCCGCATCGAACCCGCCGATGATCGACCCCAACCGCTGGCGAAAAGCCTCGAACGCCATCACAGACCCTTCGTGGCGACGGTGCCCCAGCGCCGACGCCGCGGGGTGCCGGTCGTGGCGGTGGCGATCCGGGTTTCCAGATCGCTGATGGCATTCGCGAGTTCCGCGTCCGACCCATAGTTGATCGATTTGCCGTCATAACTGACCGAGCGGACGCCCGCGTAACGCGCCTCCTGCAGGGCGGCCAGAAGCGCGCGCATCCGTTCCAGATCCATCTCAGTCCCTCATGAAGTTGGGTGTGTAAGCCCGGCGTTTGCGACGCGGGGTCGTTGGTGTTCCCGCCTTGGGCGGGGTGGGTGTGGTCGGCTCTGCGGCCCCACCTTCGACAGCAACCACGGCGACCGGCGGTCGGGTTTCCACCCCGGCCTGAGCTTCCAGCCGTCGCCATGTCGCCTCGTCCCAGCGATCCGCGCCCATGATCCAGGCCGCAGCCCGCGCATAGACGCGGGTGTCGAGCGCTTCGTTGCGCTCGCGCATCTTCTGCCATTCGGGGTGGGCATAGCCGCGCTTGTTGCGCACGGTGACCAGCTGTTCGGCCACCAGCTGCTTCAGCCATTCCGTGTCGATCCAGTCGGGCAGGTGCACCGTGCCGGGGGCATCGAGCACGCCCAGCGCCCGGTCTTCATCCGAGGGCCGCTCCAGCCGCAGAAAACGGTAGGTTTCGGTCTTGAATGTGGCCGTGGCCACCGACCAGAGCCTTGCGCCCCGGCGCAGACGTTTGCCGCCGATGGTCGCATCGACAAAGGTCGGCCCCGACACCGGCGTGGCGCGGTTGAAGCCCTCGAGGCCCTTGATCGGGGCCACCTGGTCAAAACCCTGCTTGCGCGCCCAAGCGTAAACCGCTGGCGCCTCATAACCAGTGTCGATGGCGAGCTTGCCGATCAGCATCACCGCGCCATTGGCGCAGGCCCATGTGCGGCCCAAGAGGGCGGTCAGCTTGTCCCAGCACGTCGGATCATCCGGACCACCGGCAATGACGATGTGATCGACCAGCCAGGACTCCAGGCCCCGACCCCAGGCCCAGACATCGACCTCGATCCGGTCTTTCTGCACATCGACGCCAGCGGTCAGGAACAGCCCGCCTGCTGGGATCTGCACGCCCGCGTAGCTTTCGCGCCGTTCCGCCAGCCGTTGCCATTCCGGCGCATCGCCCGACTCGACCCAAGTCTCGCCCAGAAGCGTGTTGCGCGCCGCGCGCAGCATTTCCTCCGAGCCTTGGGCCGCCAGCCACTCACGCGCGATCTGCGCCCAGCTTTTCCAGCCCAAGGGCGAATAGAGCGCGGAGATGTGGAAGCCGATCGACTGCGGATCCGTCGACACTGCCGTCGCCCGCCACTCGCCCCGCTCCAGCATCTGTGTCTTGTGATGCTCGGCGATGGGTTTTTCGCACCCTTCGCAATGATAGGCGGCCGTGTCGGGGCGGCCTTTGTCCCAGCGCAGGCGGTCAAACTGCAGCCATTGCATTGCCCCGCAATGCGGGCAGGGCACGAAGTACCGGCGCTGGTCGCTGGCTTCAAACTCCCGTTCAATGCGTGACAATCCCCGGATCGTCGGGGTCGAGACCATGAATACCTTGCGCCGGTGCGAGAAGGTGGTGGTGCGCGCCTCTGCCAGCGTGACCGGATCGCCTTCCTCGTCAGCCGAGGCCGGATAGGCGTCGACCTCGTCGAGGAAGATATAGCGGGCAGGCATCGAGCGCAGGCCGGTCGCCGAGTTGGCACCCGTCAGCACCACGATGCCGCCGGGGAATTCCTTGGACAGCATCGAATTGCCCGCATCGCGCGACCGGGCCGGGTTGACCCGTTCGCGCAGCGTCGGGCTTTCCGCAATCAGCGGATCAATCCGTCCACGCGACGTGCGCTTTGCCATCTCCACCGTCGGCAGCACCGCCAGCATCGGCCCCGGCGCGTGATGGATGACAAAGCCGATCCAGTTGTTGCCCGCCTCGGTCGCGCCAACCTGCGCGGCTTTCATGAACGAGACGCGCTGCGCCGGGTGGCGGGGCGACAGCGCATCCATGATCTCGCGCAGGTAGGGCGCACGCGCGGTGCGATACCGCCCCGGTTCAGCCGCGGCGCGCGACGACAGCCAGCGATGCGCATCCGCCCATTCCGACACCGTCAGGTCCGGATCGGGGCGGATGCCGTTGCGCCAGCTGCGCAGGATGTCCTCGGCCCCGTCAAACCCGAGGTCGAGATCGGCGGTCAGGTCTTCGCTATCCGAGGGATACTCGGAGGTCGGCGAGGGCGTCGAGTTGCGCTCTGACATGGGTTTCCAGCACCCTCTGCAGGATCGCGGCCTCGATCATCACCGGCGTGCCGGATTGCTTCTCCACCTCCGCTGCCACTTCGGCCGCCATCAGCGCCGCCACCCTGCTGGGCCAGGTCACCCAGACATCGCGTTCCTGGCGGGCGAGACGAAACACCAGCGTTTCCGCCCGCGCCCGGTCGACCAGCGTGCCCTTGCGCTTCTGGATTGCCAGCTGACGTTCCTGTGCCTGGTAGACGGTCAGCGCGGTACGGGCCTTCAGATAGGACGAGCTGTCCGCTGGCCCGGAAAACCCAGCATCGCCGCCGACCGACCGCCGCTGCTGGTCCGGATCGGTCATCTCTGCCCGGCGCACATCGGACGCGGCGGCGTTGATCGAGCCGTCGCTGTAAACCACCAGCCGCCCGGCCTTGCGCGCTTTCTGGATCGCCCCGCGCGACAGGCCGGAATGGGCGGAATACTCGCGCTCGGACATACCTTCCATGGCGATTGACGGAGCCTCAAGATATTGGAATTAAAAGGAAAGAATCGTATTATTCAGTTGATTACACTTACCGCTAGAGCGAGTCTGGGTCCAAGGTAAACGATGCAACTCAGCCCTGGAGACGACGCCATGACCACCAAGACCGCGCCCGCCAAAGCCCCCAGCGACGCCCTGCTGCTGGAGATCGCGACGAAGCATTTCCACAGCATCGAGACGCTGGAGACCCGGAACAGCGACCGGCTGGACTTCCACGATGTCGCGGTCTGGGCGATCCGCGCCGCGCTGGAAGAGGCATTCGAGGCCGGACGCCGCACGGGTGAAGCCACCACATCGACAAGCCAATCCTGAAAGGACATGACCATGACTGCCACGACCACGATCCGCATTGACCATGCCGCCCTGCCGGATCCGCTGAACCTCA